GCAGAGTTTCGTAACTGGTGTGCAGATAATGATATTAAAGTATACAAAGATATTGATGCTGCAATTATCATACAAGCTGCTGAATGTGTTAATGATGAAGAACAATTTTTGAGGGATACAGAAGATGAAAGATAATATAGGTTGGTACATAACATTTATATTGTTAGGTATAGCATGGTATGTGGTCATCACGCTATGACATACAAGGAATTGGTATACGCTCTTATAGCCAAGAGAAAAAAATATAGAGTAGACACAATGGCAGTATCACAAATGATTGGTGTAGCTGATAGTTCAGTAGGTGATTGGGAACGCATGAAGAAGTGTCCTAATGGGTATAACCTAATGGCATGGGCCAACGCATTAGAGGTAGACATTGTAATCAAAGATTATGAAACCGAATGTCCAGCAGACTTTGAAGCATCAGATGATGTGATAGCCTGGACTCAACAACAGGATATAGATTATGACAGAGAAAAAGAAAAGTTTATCGACTACTACACAGCAAAAGGTCGAACAGCAAACAACTGGGAAAGCATGTTCAAACTTTGGGTACGAAGGGCAGTCGAGTTTAGAGCAGAGTCAGATCGAACACGTGCAACATATGATAAGACTTCGCCCACCTTTGTTCGAGACAGACGTGAGCGAATCGTTAATATGTCAAATGTATCGAGTAAGTTTCTTGAAAGAAAAGGTAAGGACAAGTGATTTTACTGTAGCTGTTGCAGCATGTGAAGATAAACTTGAGCCATGTAAAATTGAAGATGTTCAGATAATGTTAGAAACTATCTGCTCTACTTTTAGTTGTTCAGCACCTAATGATCTAGGTCTTAAAACATATTGGGAGTTGCTCAAAAAATATCCTGCTGGATTATTTCCTTATGTAACATTACATATATGTGCAACCTACAAATATCCTAGACTACCTATGCCAGTTGACTTTGTATCATATCTTGATGATGAATTTCTAAAAGCATATAACTTTTTAGAGAACCTTAAAAATGCTGGATCTTGGGCTTTACAGCTAGAACAGAATGGAGTAAAATATAGAACATGAGTGTAGTCAAATATATAGATATAGACCGACATAAAGGTTTAGGTGGATCAGATTCACATGCGTTAATGCAAACGAATGTTACTCCTATCCATGAGCTATGGGAGTTAAAGACTCAGCGTAAGCCTGGACCAGATCTGTCTAATGTTTTACCAGTACAGATAGGTACATTGACTGAAGATTTTAATCTTAGTTGGTTTACTAAACAAACTGGTATACATACCGAACCATATCCACAAGAATATATCAAAGAAGATTTTAGAATGGCACACTTTGATGGCTGGTGTCCACAAGAACGAGCTATCATAGAGTGTAAGCACACTAACCATTACAATAAGTTAGAGCATGTAAGGGCTAGATACTATGCGCAGATCCAACATTACTTAATGATGGCAGACCTTGATGTCTGTTATCTATCAGTATTGTTTGGTAATGCACGATGGGAATACTGTGCTATCCCATCACATCAGGACTATCAAAAGATCCTAGCTTATCGTCAAGAAAAGTTTTGGGGTATGGTAGTAAACAACATAGAACCAACCGCAGATAATACTGCATGGAGACTGTATGAGTAAGATGAATATACCTGACGAAGCCGTCAAAATATTTAAAGATTTAAAAATTAATAGTAGTGAAGCCACATGGGATTGTCATGGCACACCTGTTGTATTGCATAAGTATATAGAAATCATAGGAGCTAAACTTAATGTAAGTATAGATAGCCTAGATGTTATAGAAGCTAATGCAAAAGATGGGATAGTCAGCATGAAATGTGTAGCCTCTATCAAAGATAGACAAGTTATATCTTATGGTGAGTGTAGTCCTAAGAATAATAAGAACGCCTATCCATATGCTATGGCAGAGAAACGAGCAGTAGATAGATGTATCTTAAAACTTGCTAACTTACATGGCTTTGTCTACTCAGAGAATGAGATAGATGACAAAGCACCAGCAAGTAAACCTAAGACAGCAGAGAAGAAACTTATATCTGTTGAGCCTACTGTACAACAGTTCATTAGTGAAATGACTTCTGATCAATCATATACTGAGTTTAACTCTATAGTTAAAAAGTATCAGGGAGCTATGGTCATAGCTAAGAAAGAAAACCCAGAGCTGTATCAAGAAGCTAAAACTAAGTATGAATTAATTAAAGCAAATCACACAAGGAGCATATAATGTACAACAAGATAACACTAATAGGTAGACTAGGTAGAGATGCCGAAGCTATGGAATCAAAAACAGGTACTAAATATTGGAAATTTAGTATTGCTACTAACGAATGGATCTCATCTAAGAATGAAGAAGAAACAACCTGGCACAACATTACATGCTTTAATGACTATGTTGGTAAGCAACTTGATGACAAGGGTAAAGCAGGTACTTTGTTATATATAGAAGGTAAGCAACAATACAATACCTACACTAACAAAGATGGCCAAGAAGTTACTGCTGGTCAGGTAGTCTTAGATAGATTTGGATCTGTATGTAAAATCATGGAGCGTAGTCAACCTAAATCTACAGGTAATGTTAAAGATGATTTCGATGATGACTTGCCACCATTCTAGGAGATACCATGAAAGTAAGAGCAAGACAAAGAGATGTTTATTATTTTATAAAACATTTTATTGCAGCATATAAAGCATCACCTACATATAAGGAAATATGTGGGGGGTGTCGTATTAAAAGTAAGAGTCATGCCTATGGTTTAGTTAAACATCTGATTGAAGAAGGGTACTTAGAAAAAACTAAAGATACTAATTTGAACAGACAGTTGAAGTTAACTAAAAAAAGATATAGGATAATGATGTAACTCCTCGAGTTACCACGCTAGGTTAGTTTATTTTTTTCATTACCTAGCGATTCCTAGATTTCCCCCACTAGCTGGGGGTTTTTTTTGCTAAATCTACGAGAAGATATCTAACATAAAGATACAGAAAGATTGATATATTTGGTATACGATTGGGTTAGACAATATTTTAACAGGGGTATACGGCCAAATGAGAGCGTGTGAATTACATGGTTTGTTCTAATTCTGGGCGAATGGCATCCATTCTTCTATTTGCTGGTCAGTTATGGTATCACTTGGAGTTAGACAGCCTGGAATATTATTTATTCCTTTGCCAATTAAAATGATTCCAAGAAATAAAGTTAATACTATTAAAAAATCTTTCATCTATCGTCTCACCAATGAGCCACCAAAATATAATCCTATGATACTAGACACCACATGTGTATCTAATGGTGTGATTACTAATCCACCTAATGGTTTCCACAATGTCATATCAGTACTGCTACTAAATATCCAGAATCCTTTGGATACTGATTCGGTATAGCCAACAAAGATATCCATGTTTGGATCTATGAATGGTGCAAGTTTAGGTAAGACTATGATTGCCATCACACACATGAGTGCAATGTATCGTCTGGTGTTCTTGGTGAATTGATCAGTTACATTTCTAGCTTTATCAAACTGTTTAGATTGGAAGTCTGCTCGAGCCATCATCATCTTTTGTTGCTCAGCTTTGTCTTTACTATTCTGAGCCATGATTCCTAAGATGCCACCTAGTACAGTTGATGCACCCATTGATAGTAGTTCCATTGGTATACCCATGTTATCTCCCTAGTGGATTGTCATTCAAAACATTGTATAGTTTTTCAAATTCCTTCTCACTCCATAAGGTCATACTCTCCTCGACTTCTGATATCTCATCATAGATTTCTGAGATTTCATCTTTCATTTCTGTAAGCTGAGTTGATTGTGTTTCTACAATACCTTCAAGCTTAGCAATTCTATCTAACAAGACTGAGGTATCAGCCTTCTTAATCTTACCTAGCCTGGTGCTAATCTTCTTTACTTCGTCTACTGTATTTTGGAGCTTTGAATCGTTTGCGCTCATTTTGTAGATTATTCCACCTGCGGCTGGTATTATTGTCAAGACCAGCGATAGTAATACTGCTGGTGTTAAGGTTATACTCTTGCTCCCCTCCATATA